GTCAGCTAAAATAAGGAGTCAACGAAACCAATATACTTTAGACTTATTACAAGCCAACCAATATGGGTTTAAGACACACTATGGCGATCCAGAAGAAGAATACATTAAAAAGCTCCAAGAAAAAGAAAGGATTATAATAGAGGGTCAAACAGGTTTAAGAGGATTATCATTAGAACAACAAGAAAGGTTAGAAAGGTTAAGAGAATAAAAACAAATTATGAAAAAACCAAAGTTCAAAAAAGGAGACATCGTTCAACATATCTTGACTAAAGAGAGAGTTCTTATTATACATAGAACATTCTTAGGGAAATATAAAGTAAGAGCAAATAATTACTTATTATCAATTAAGACTTTTAATGAGTGTGAGTTAGAGCTGTTAGAGGAAAAAGAAATAGATAAAAGAGAATATACTCCAAATAATGACCCTTGTAGTTATCCCTATTCTCCTGATTATAATCCTTTTTCTTATTAATTTTGCTAAGAAAAAACCCCGATTAACTCGGGGCGGAAAATAGTTATATTTTTACGAGGGACTACCTCTCTTTATCTCTTACTAAATAAGACGAAATTAAGCATAATTTATTACAAATGAAAACAGACGCTTTTATATACAGCCCAGCGTTATGGCTCTACAAGAGAGGCTTTGTTAACGAGAGGGGCAATAAGTTAACATTTAAAGACCATTACTTTCTATTTGATATTTACGCTGATATGTCTCCCAAACAAGTGATAAAGAAGTGTGCTCAAGTGGGAGTATCAGTTATGATGAACTTAAAGGCTTTCTTTGTAGCCAAGTATCATGGAATTACCACGATTTATACAATGCCCTCTGATAACGATGTCTTTGAGTTTGTTAGGACTAAGACAGACAAGATATTCCAAAGCAATCCTGAACTAAGAAAAGAGTTGAATAGAGATATAGACAACGTCCAGCTAAAGCAGATAGGCAAGAACTTCATCTACTTTAAAGGAACAAGGTCAAAGACCGCACCCATTTCAACAACAGCTGACTTGTTAATACACGACGAGGTAGATAGAAGCGACCTAAATATAATAGAGCAATATCGTTCCCGTATATCAGCTTCTAAGTTTAAAGGAGTATGGGAGTTATCTAACCCAAGTATTACCAATGTAGGAGTAGATTTAAGCTGGAAAGATTCTGATAAAAAGGAATGGTTTATTAAGTGTGGGGGTTGCAAGGAAGAACAATATCTAACTTGGGAGGATAATTTAGACGAGATAAACGAGAAGTATGTATGTAAGTTCTGTGGTAGGGAGTTCACCGATAAAGAGAGAAGATTAGGCAAGTGGGTTAAAACAGGCGATGGTGAAATATCTGGCTATCATATCTCACAACTAATGGCTCCCTGGCTGTCAGCTAAAGAGCTAATAAAAGAGAAAGAGAAAAGGGATATAGGATACTTCAACAACTTTGTATTAGGTGAACCATACAGCATAGGAGAGGTAACTGACTTCAGACAAATGTTGCTTGATTGCTGGACATCTAAGCCATTAGATAAAGAGCCATTTTACATGGGAGTGGATATAGGCATAGAAAAACACTATGTTCTCGGCTCAAAGAAAGGCATATTTAGAAAGGGCAAGGTAAGAAGCAGACAAGAGTTAGAAGCGTTAATAGATAGATACAACCCTACGATAGTAATGGATTCTGGACCAGAAAGGACTTGGGCTGAAGAATTTAAGCAGAAATACCCTAAACTATATTTATGCTTTTATCATAGGGACAAACCTAAAGCCGAGTTATTAAAGTGGGGTGGTGAGAAAGGGGGAGCTGAAGATATAAAGAACTGGGGCTATGTATGGGCTGACAGAAATAGGGTGATAGACAAGGTTATCAATAACTTCCTATTGGGTAAGATGTTGATTTATCTTAAAAGGGAAGATTTAATGAGATACATAGAACATTGGGAAACACTAAGAAGAGTAAGAGAAGTTACCCCTTTAGGTGGCAGGTATAAATGGGAATCTACAAGTGGTATGGACCACTATGTCCACGCTACTGTTTATTATTGGATTGCATTACAAAGGTCGGGTGAAACAACATTCCTTGAGGAAGATGTTAGAGGAAAGCCAGTTATAGAAAGAACAACGGAAGGATTTAGAATGAGAGACCTCAAGGATATAATTGAGGATAAAAATGGATAGACTAATATCAAACTTCGCTAAGAAGTGGAAACTCCCAGAACCTACTGTATTATCTATCTACAGACTAATCCAATCAGAAGGAGGTAAGTATGGTAGGAGTGCAAAGATACTAAGGAGTATGAACATTCAGCTAAGCTCAAGACAGGTTAAATACTTTTATAGGAAGATTAGACTAACTATAAGGTTTGGCACGGCTAAACAGATAGGCAGTAAGAATTATAGGAAAGTAGTTCAAAGAAGTAGTTAGGGTTGGCGTATCGTTTTAGGGTGTTTTGTGTTTAATTGGCGTATCCTTTTAAGAGGAACGCTTTTTTTTTGCTATAATGTAATAATTATGAACATCTCTACACTAAATAACGAGCAATTAGTCAAGTTAATCCGAAATCGTTGGGAAAGTGCTTCTTCTTTATGGGGAGACATAGAGAAGATTTATGACAAGAGTAAGAAGGCTTGGCAGAACGAACCAGAGTATCTAAAGAATATCCCAAAGAAAAGGTCAAAGGCAAGAGATAACAGGATATTTATAGCAGTTGAGACAATCATCTCAAACCTTACAGGGAGACCATCTAAACCAAATACTATACCTGCTCAAAAAACAGAAGAAGCAGAAATTATAGCAGACGACCTGCAAGAGTTCTTTTTAGCTAAATACAGAGACATTCACTTAAAGAGCAAAGTAAGGAAGGCATTAAGGTATTTATTCTTCTCACGACTATTAGTAATGAAAGTCTTTTGGAATACCGAAACAGACGACTTTGACCAAAAGGCAGTTAATCCCTTAAAAGTAAGATTTGACCCGAGAGCTAATAGTATCTTTGAAACAGACTGGGCTATTGAGGAGATAGACGACCATGTAATCAGCTTGATTAACAGATTTCCCGAGAAAGAGAAAGATATTATGAAAAAGATGAGTTCCCAGTCAAAAGACGATTTATACATAAACAACCCAATGGTTACCTATAAAGAAGCATGGATTGGAGACCATGTTATACACGAGTTTAGAGGGGAGATATTAAGCAAAGAACCACATCCTTACTGGGATTGGAATGGATTACTTATGACTGATAAGGAAAGAATAGGATTTAAAAACAAGTCAGGCAGGTCAAGGAGAACATTAGCTAAGAAGATAGGTGGATTTCAAGAGTATAGGAAAAAAGCACAAGAAGAAACAGATGTAGAATATAAAAACTATCTCTATAACCATTTTGACAGACCTCTCCCACCATACATATTTGGAACTATATTCAGCGAGGACGACAAGCCAATAGGTGAAACTTCTTTAATAGAACAAGCAATACCATTACAGGAAGCGATAGACCAAAGAAAAAGGCAATTCAGCGACAACGCAGAGATGATGAATGGAGTTTGGAAAATAGATACTAACCTATGTAACTTAAGTAAAGCTGACGCACAAAGAGCTAAAGCTGACCCTAAAGGAATTATCTATGGTAAAGGTGTTTTAAACGGGGTTGTAAGAGAAACAGGCAAGGAACTCCCAGCTTTTCTATCAAACGACTTAAATCACTCAACTATTGAAATTGATAATATATTTGGAACCCAGTCAACATTTAGAGGGGAGAAAGGAACACAAGAAACTGCAACAGGCAGGGCAATCTTAAGAGAACAAAGCTACCAAAGGCTAAACGAGATTATAGATTTAGTAGATTCTCTACACGAACAAAGCTATAACTGGTGGTATCAGATGGCTAAAGTAAGATACACAGAAAACCACTTCATTAAGCCATTAGGAGCTTCAAGGGCAAGAGAAGTAATTGACCTAACAAGAGACGATTTAGACGAAGGTATGGAAATAAGGGTAATCCCAGGTCAAATAATGCCAGAAGATAGACTATTTAAGGCAGAAAGGGCTTCAGAGGACGCTAAAGCAGGTATTTTAGACCCATTATCATACTTTGAAACAACTGGAGTGTATGAAAACCCAATGGAACAAGCTAAAAGACTTATTATGTATCAAATAAACCCTCTTTCAATAGTAGATATGACTGATGAAGATATGACTAAACTTCAACGGGCTAATCAAATAATGGGTGGTGGTAAAGAAGAAGGAAAAGAGGGAGACCAACAAAAAGCCCAACAAATATCAAAAGTAAGACAACAGGCAGAACAACTCATTAACAGCCCAGAGTTTGAGAAGTTACCGCCTGAACAAAAAAAGTCGGCTATGCAAGAAATACAAGCCAGGTTAACGGCTTTAACAAAAGCTAAATAATTATGCCCATACCAATTACAAAAAACATAGGTTCAACAACGAAGTTTTTAAAGAAAGAGAAACCATCAATGCCCCAAAAACAGAAGGTAGCTATTGGACTACAAACAGCAAGAAAAGCAGGGGCAAACATACCCTTTAAAAAGGCAATAGCCAGTAGAGTTAATAAAAAAAAGAAAATAAGGAGATTTACAAAAAATGTCAGCTAAAAGCAATATCATAAAGAAAATGCTATCCGCTAAAGAAGTAAAGGGAATGAAGGAAACAATAGGCTCATTGAGTAAGTTTTATCCTTCTAAATTAGCAAGAAAGATAGGATATAAGAACCTTTTAAATTATGTTAAAAGTTTAAGTAAAACAAAAGGAATGTCTACACTCAAGACACTTGGTTTAATAGGTGCAGGAACAGCAGTCGTAGCCAGTTGGGCACCATTAGCTAAGAAGTTAGGAGAGCATCTTGGGTGGAAGATAGAGGAAAGGAGAGCAGGTAAAAAGTTGAGATAATAACATAGCCGACCACTCGGACCAAGTAGCTCACTTCAGTCTATGGGGACCAAGCAGTGAACAACAGTCCATTTGGTTAAATAATATGCCAGAGGAGAATCAAGACGCTAACCTCGAAAACGAGGAGGCTCAATTCGACGAACAAGGCGAGGGTAAGGAAGAAACCCCTCAACCTGTTAAAATCGGGGAGAACGAATATACCCCTGAAAAATTAGCAGAGATTGAGAAAAAGAGTAAGTCATATGACACTCTACTTCCAGAGTTCACTCGCAAATCGCAAAAACTTGCAGATTTGGAGAAAGGTCAAGAAAAGCAACCAGAACAGAAAGAAGAACCTTTCTATCATAAAGAGGGATGGAAACCGAAAGACTATAACGAACTTCAGAAAGCACTTATGCTGTCTGAAGAAATGGGAGAGAAAAGAACTCTCAAGCATCTTCAGGGAATAGAGGAAAAAAGGACTAATGCCGAAGCCCAACTTGATGAATTTGTTAAGGAAACTAAATCATCAGACAATCAGTTTGATGAGGGAGACTTCTTTGACTATATCAAAAGGCACGACTTGTCCGTTAATGATACTAAAGACCTGAAAGCACTTTATTCTGCTTATAAGGAAATAAGAAATGCAGGAGTTCAAGGTGCAAAAGATGCTAAAGACAACATAATGAGGAGAAAACTTGATAAAGTCGCAGGCTCTAAAGGGTCTGGGGCAACAGGTTATTCCGTTCCTATGAAAGAAATTAGAAAAAGTGGTTCAGCTTATGAATCTGTTATGGATGCATATAATAAAATTAAAAAGTAGATAATACGATGGAATTTTCCGCAACAGTTACCACTCTAACCAGAGAGGTAATAATGAAAAAGGTTTTTGATACAGTTTTAGGAGGTAATGTCGGACTAATGAGGACTTTAGGGAAAGCAAAACCCTGGAAGTCTGGATTTAGATACGATATACCTATTAAATTTCAAAAATCTACAACAGGAGGTCTTGTTCCCGTTGGTGGAACTCTTGATACATCAAGGCAAAGCACCAGAGTCAAACTTAGCTTCGAACCTCAACGTATTCATAAACCAGTAGTGGTTGATGATATTGAGATAGCAGTTAATCAGGGAGACGAAAGAGTGCTTGAGCTTATAGCTACAGAGAGTGATTCAATCGCTCAAGATTTAGCTGATGATTTAGGAACATATTTCTATACAGGAACAGGAGCAGGTTCAAGTGCGAGTTCTTTTGACTCAATCTTGAACGCAGCAGACGATTCAACAAACTTCGCTACTTACGGAGCTCAAGCAAGAGGAACATATACAACCATTAAGGGTTATTATGTTGCTTCAGTTGGGGCTTTATCCTTATCTGATTTAGCTACTGCTTACAATGCAGTTAAAATCGGAGCAGATAATCCTGACTTAGCTTTGACTACTCCAGCTATTTGGACTGCTTATGAGGGCTTGTTACAGCCGACAGTTAGAGCAGGATACCAAATGACTGGATACCCTCAAGTTACGAGGACTGGAATCGTTTCAAGCAGACAAGGATTAAAGGGAGATATCGGATTTGATGGTCTATGGTTCAGAGGAACTCCGATTGTCGCCGATGAGAAATGCACTTCACAAAAGTTATTCTTAAAGAACGATAAAGCATTTTATTTTGCAGGAATGGATATGCCAAACTACAAAAAGTTTAATACTTCATCTGCTAATATAGAAGGACCACAAGCATTTCCTATCCCAAGAGGGTTTAATTGGTCAGGTCTTTTACGACCAGTCAATCAACCTGCTCAAGTAGGACATCTTTACTACGTAGGGAACTTTATGTCCCCTAACCCCAGACAATTAGGTCAAATGACAGGAATTACTGGGTAAGCAAAGTCGAAATAATAAAATTAACACTGTTTGCCTTTTACTTGGAGGGTTTATACCCTACCAAAGAGGGAAACATTAAAAGAAACAATGTTAAGAGATTTTACGCCAGCATTAAAATACGGACACAAAATCCACCCTTCTTCTCTTTTAGGAGGAGGATTTGGCACTACTGGCAATATCTATTGGGTAAAGCAGGCTGCAGCTTCTGAATACGATGCCTTTAAAAAGGAATACAACGTTGCCTATTCAGATGGTTCTGAATCAGTTCGAGCTACTATCCAATTAGGTCTTGACGCAACTACTGCTAATAAGGATGATTATGTCTTAGTTACACCAGACAATTCTGACTACGATTCAACTGCTGCATTAACGATGACAAAAGCGAGAACACATCTTATTGCTCCAGCAGGATTAGGTCATAAAGGATTTCCTTCAAACGCCGTAAGAATGCATCAAAATACTGCAGCAACAAACAATATCACCATTTCGGCTGATACTGTTGAAGTTGCAGGATTCTTTTTTAAAGGATATTTAGGAGCAGATATTATTGGATTAGGTGCTGCCACAAGATGGCACCCTCATATCCACGATAACTTCTTCGGAATGTCAGCAACTGATGCAAGCGATAACTACGGAATAAAAGGAACTGGTGCTGTAAGTCATTTCAGTATTCACGATAACTTCTTTAATAATTATAGTCCTGGAGCAATGAGTGGAACAGATAACGATTTAGGTTCTTTCATTTATTTCTCAAGTGCTTCATGTACAAGAGGATTGATTAGAGATAACCTTTTGCTAACAGGTCATAATACAGAAGTTACCGCAATGATTCAGTATTCTGGATGTGGATGTTTCATTATCAAAAATCATCTTGTAGAAAGTGCTGCTCACGGTGCTTCAGAAGCAGGAGTTATCACTCTCGGTATAAGTGTTTCCGCTGATAACGTCCTTTTTGAAAATCGTGTAGCAATGACTACTGCCAATATAGCTAATGCTATAAATGGAATGGATTCTGATAATGCTGTAATGAACTACGGAAGCGACGCTGCTGGTGGAGATACTATTCTAAGCTAAAGATATGAAAAAGAAAGAAACTAAAAAGAAAAAGATAAAGAAAGTTATAAAGAAAGCAAGTGGAAAAGTAGAATACACTCCACCCGTAATGCCAGAGAATTAAGAACTACCTTGTGAGTTCACTCAATTCCTCTTAATGGGGAGTTGAGACGAGCTCATTAGAGCTTACTTATACAGAATTTCTCGCCACAATTAGTTGTGAGTGCGAGTGAAAGGTCGGGTATAAGAAAATTAAAATATAAAAATACAATGAGAACAATAACTTTTCAAAGCACATTCGATACACCTACCAAAAAACAATGTGGTATGAACGATATAGCTCAAACTCCTGATGGCAGACTTTGGACTTACCTTTATGCAACTGAAATAATTACAAAACACATGATTTCTTCCAGACCTGCTAATACTGGTGTTGATACAGTTTCTTCATCTGCAAGAGATAGTAAAAACATATTCATTACCGAAGCATCTGCTGGATGGACAGTTGGAGATTATCAAGACAACTGGGTAATTGTTGATTCAGGAACTGGTGTAGGTCAAATCGCTAAAATTAAAGACAACACTGCTGACACTCTTGAATTATATGTAGATTATGCTTTAGCAACCGCTTTAGCAGTAGCCGATTCAGACATTACCATTGTCCCTCAACCAGACGCAGAAAAAGTGCCTATTACTACTACAATCACACCGATTCAAGGAGTGGCACAGGTTACTTTTGCTTCTGCCGACTACGGTTGGTTCTTAGTAAGAGGTTTAGGGGGAGTTCTTTTAGGAGAAGCAGGAACTGACAACATAGCAGTTACTACTGGTGATAATACAGAAGGTGAAGGTCTTATGGTTAATGACGGAGATGACCTATACAACAACTGTGTTGTAGGTAGAATAGTCGCTTCATCTGATACCGCAGACAAGGCACAGATAGTAGATATTAACATCTTATAGTTGATTCTTTCAGCAACTAACTTGTGGATGGTTGCTGGATAGAGGCAATTATGTCTCTTAAACGTCGAACTGCTTATATTATTAACAATAAAGTATAAACGATTATGGAAAACTTAGCACAACAAAAAATAAAGGAGTTAGAGAGAAAAATCGTAAGGTTCACCAACATAGACAAAGAAAGTTTCACACACTCATATCACGGAATTAAGATAACTATTAAAGCAGGAAGTTCTTATGTTGGCAGATTCCCAGAGTGCGACCATCTTGCTCTTCATCTTGCAAGGAAGATGTTAGCCAGAGATAAAAAGGAAAAAGGTGCAGATAAAGACACAAGGGGAACTATTCTTTTTACACAGGAAGGAATTGATGAGTTAAAGGCAAAGATTATTCAAGAAGTAGGTTCAGAAAACCCTAAATCTTTAACTCAAGAGGAATTAAGGAAAAGAGACCAAGAAACCCTTGATAAGAAATACAACAAGCCAGTAGAGGTAACAAAGGCAGATGTAATCAAGGATTTAAAGTCAAGGGGAATAGAGCCAGATGTAAAAAAGAGTAAAGACGAGCTTCTAAAAGAACTAATTAACAGCGAATCAAAATCATGAACTACAAAGATAAAAAGGCACAACTAACAAAAGAGTTTAATACGAACCAACAAGTAATTATGGGGTTCAACCAAAAGATAGACGCATTGGCTCAAAGACAACTAAATATACAGGGTCAGCTTCAGCTCATAATAGAGTTGGAGCTGGAAGATAAAAAGTCGACTAAAAATAAGAAATAATTAAATTATATGAGCAATATACAAGACAAAGGCGGTATAATAAGAACCAGACTCGTTTATGACCCTTCAGTCAAGGGATATGACCAGTCTTTCTTTAAAACCATATCTGGAACTCCCTCTATAAGCGGGGGTAATATAAGGTTGAATACTGCTGCAATAACGAGTTATTCCCAATATCTTTATGGGGATTTTCATTTCAAGGCAAATGTAGCAACCACTCCATCAGCTGGAGAGGCTAAACATTGGGGACTAAGACACCCAGCAACCAACATAGGTTCTATGTTTTTTGACATAACAGCTGCTGTCTTTTCCTTTAAAAGCTACAACGAGGACAATACTGTTACAAGCACGACTGTAACTTGGAACCAGCAAGGTCAAACATGGAATGGTAGTATGACCGACTTCAGGATTCTCTGGACAGACGAGGAAATTAAGGCATATGTTAGTGGTATTTTAGTCGCCACTCACAAAATAGGTGATAATAATACACCTGTGCCTTTAACAATATCCAACGCTGATGCAGATAATATGGATGTAGATTATATTATCGCTAATAAAATAGGAAACTTAACCACATAATATGAATAAAAAACTTTTAAAGATTACTTCTATCTTAGCTTCATTGCTGTTGGTAGGTGGGGTTGTTTCCGCACAATTAAGTCCTGGAGGTGGTGGATTAGGACCATTAACCCCAGCACTTTGGAGTAGAATAGGAACAAATATAATCTATCCAGTCGATTCGTCTGACGAGATAGGCGATACTTCTAATAGATTAGCTAAACTATGGGCTGATGATATTGACACAACTAATATAACTATTGGGGGTGTTTCTTCAGGAGATATTGATATGGACAGCCATATCATTACGAACATAGGACATACTGGAACTGACTTTGTAGCAGGTGGAATGCTTACTATAAGCCCTTCAACTACTACTCAAGGAGCTTTAAAGATTGACCAAAATGGTGATGGAATAGGATTAAACATTAATAGCATAGCTACAACTTGGAATAATGCTGGAATAAAATTAGCTGTGACTGCTGGTGCAGTTGGATTGCATATAACACAAACTGGTGCTCAAGCAGGTATCTATATTGATAGTAATACAGGAAATGGTAAGGGAGTTCATATACTTAATGC